TACTCTAGAGCTATCACTGAATACGCACAGTTTGTGTACATTTACATACTGTGCCTACTTATAGTGTCTATGGCATTTTTACCTCAACATAAGAATCTTTTGGTAACTACTACGGTAGCAGCAACCGCTTTTTATGCGCTGTTCGCTGATAAATCTTGTACTGTTTAAGCCATCTTAGAGGGTATAGGAGGTACCATGTTCTTTAACTGAGCCATGCGGTTAGACATACTGGAGTTAGATTCAAGACCTAAAAGACTAATAATCTCACCAATGAGGAGGCCCTGGTGAACCATAACAAGCATCTTGGCCATATCCGTCTTTGGTGAGTAATCACCGTAACCAACGGTCGACATCGTAGTGAAACTGAAATAAAAAGGATCAAGCATAGTCTTGAAACCAAATGATTTGGGGTTCATTTTATCAATCAAAAAATAAAAGAGTCCAAACACCAATGTGATGAGGAAGACCGCGGGTAATCGTTGCATTTATAGTTAATCTAGATTTTTATTTATACTGATTCAAGTCTTTGTAGTTCATCCATCTCAATGTCACGACTCTTTCTCCTGTTATCCATCTTTACATTTTTGAAAGCACCGAGCCATCTAGATACTGAACGCTGTCGTGACCCTATAGATGCTGCATCATCACTTACAACAATCGACAATCCGTTACATACATCTGGCTTGTTCTCTTTCTCGGGAAATTGAACCATGAATGCCTGAATCGATATAGCTGGTATATCCGGAGCATCGTCTAGGAGTTTATCATATTCTTCTCGAGACTTCATAAGAAACTCGACAACTTCTGAACGGTGTTTCACATCAAGTGATATTTCCATATCAATAGATCTATAGAACTTAGACCACTGTACACACATCGCTGAATGTGACTCAGATAGAGGTAGAGACTGACTAAACTTTGAGATACTCGTCAAAATTCCACCCAAAACATTTAGGAATGCAAAGAAATACTGGATGATCATTATGTTATTCTTCGTCTGTGGTGACACATCTTCATTACCACTCGGATTTAGGACGGCAAAACCACCAACACCTGTTATACTTGCTATGACTATACTAGGGTAAGACAACCAATCATTCTGTTTCTTGTAAAATAGGCGTGCGTGATTATGCAACCAGCGGTATCCAGCCGCCTTCTCTGCCCATTTTATAAGCAACTTTTCTTGTTTTTCACACCATTCACAGTGTTCGTCTTTCTTTTGAACACTCATGGACTTAGATTATACGGATAAATTTTTCGCACATTCCCTGGCTAATTTATCAACCTCTTCATTTTTGGGGTCTCCATTATGTGCCTTGACCCATCTCCACTCTATCATAATAAAACAGTCTCTTATTTTGTCTAATTCAATCCATAATTCTCTATTCTTAACATCACCACCCGAAGAAGTCTTCCAACCATTCTTCTTCCAGTTGTGAATCCAGGAGGTTATTCCTTGTTTCGTATAATTACTATCCGTGAAAATACGCACAGATTTTTCATTCATCTGTCGGACCTGCTCGAGAGCTCGCAAAATAGCTGTCATTTCCATGATATTATTTGTGGTATTCGGTTGTGCTCCACATATCTTGAAGTCTTTACTTATAGCAGCCCAGCCACCACGACCAGGGTTCCCGAGGCAACTTCCATCTGTGTAAATCTCATACATATCCTATTTATGTCTTATACTTTTATGTACTTTTTTCTCAGTAGAATATAATAAAGGGTAGAAAGATGGCGGCTAATATGATGCCCCTACTCATGATGTCTAGTATGGCATCTTCTTGTTCGTCATCTGTGAGTAGTCCCTTAGTGGCTATAGTGTTCTTTTGGAGTCGAGTGGCTGCATTTTTCGGTGGACTGCTAGGTAAATTAAATCCTTTCAAGGCTGTCGGTAAAGTTGGTGGATTGGCGAAAAAGGGTGTTGGAGCTGTCGTTGGTGTGGGTAAAAAGGGTGTTAGGGCTGTTGGACGAGGTTTCAAGAAGGTTGGAAGAGGGGCGAAAAAGTTTTTCAAGAAACGCCGTGCCGGTTTCCGTAGATTTAAGAGGGCGTTCAGGCGTCCTAGGTTCAGGCGTATTAGGATCAGGCGTCCTAGGTTCAGGCGTCCTAGGTTCCGTTGCTTTGCTCCCGAAACCCCCATTCAACTTGAAAATGGTAAAACTGCGATGATTAAGAACTTGAAGTTAGGTGATACATTGGTCAATGGTAGTATTGTGGAGGCGGTCATGCGAATTAAGAACTATAATGATCCTTACTATAAGATTGGTGACATTCATGTTACGGGGTCTCACTACGTAAAGCATGGTACCAAGTACGTCCAAGTTAAGAACTTACCAACTGCTGAGCGCACCGAAAAGATTGATGATGTCGTCAGTTGCCTTGTCACAAACGATCATAAGATCCCAGTCGGGAAGGAAATGTTTTGGGATTGGGAAGATAATCTTATTCCAATTAAAACAAATAGACCTAAAAAAAATTGTGAGATTAAAGTAGAGTGTAGTCAATATGGCTGCTAATATGATGCCCCTACTCATGATGTCTAGTATGGCATCTTCTTGTTCATCATCTGTGAGTAGTCCGGTATTGGCAGCAGTTTTCTTTTGGAGTCGAGTGGCTGCATTTTTCGGTGGTATGTTAGGTAAATTAAACCCGTTAAAAGCACTTAACCCTTTCAAAAAGCGTCAAGGTGTGGCGAGATTTACAAGAAAAATAAACGTTTTCAGAAACCGTCGCAAAGGCTTCCGTAAATTTAAGCGGGTTTTCCGTTGCTTTTCCCCCGAGACTCCCATTCAACTTCGAAACGGTAAGATGGTATTGATCAAAAACCTAAAGTTAGGTGATACCCTAATTAATGGTAGCGTCGTAGATGCAGTCATGAAGATTAAGAACTATAACGATCCCTACTATAAAATCTACTCACCCGAACTCAAGAGAGACATTTATGTTACAGGAAAACACTACATCCAAGATGGTGTGAAGTACGTCCAAGTCAAGAACTTACCTAACGCCAAACCCACTGACAAGATTGATGATGTTGTCAGTTGCTTAGTGACGAGTGATCACAAGATCCCTGTGGGTAATATGGTGTTTTGGGATTGGGAAGATAATCTCATCCCAACCAAGACAAACGTTGATGCCATAATTAAGAAAATACGTCACCGTAAAACAGTTGCTCAGTAATTTTGTATGTATATAATAAGCATTCATCATGGCGATGATCGCAATGATAGCGGCGGGTTTATCCTCTTCGCTATCATCAGCTGGTGGAGCAGCCTTTCTCTATCTTCGTAAAAAACGAGTACAAAAGGATGTCGCAAAACCACAACGCCCTAGACCCTCCAGGTTTTTTAGAAGGCCCTCGGTATTTAGAGGTCGTAGGTTCAGGCGTCCTAGATTTAGACGCCGTAGGTTCAGACGTCCTAGATTTAGACGCCGTAGGTTCAGGCGTCCTAGATTTAGACGCCCTAGATTTAGACGCCGTAGATCCGGGCGAGCAATTAGAAGACCTAAACCTAAACCAAAAGTTAAGAAACTAACATATGCTCAACAGGTAGCAAAAGTATATGGATATCGTAAACCTAAAACATTTAGAAGACGTTCACCTGTAAGAAAAATACGTCGTTGGAGAGATAGGTTTAAAAGAAGACGTTACAGACGTGGAGGCGGTGGAGGTGGAGGTGGTGGAGGTTGTTTCTCACCCCAAACACCCATAAAACTTCAAAATGGAGATATCATTCATATGAAGGATGTGGAACTTGGTGACGTTCTCATAAATGGTAGCACTGTAACTGCTGTAATGAGAATCAAGATCCAAAATGAGCCATACTATAAAATATATTCGTTAAATCTTGATAAACATATATATGTCACCGGAACACATTATGTGAAACACGGTGATGACTATGTACAAGTCAAAAATTTCCCAGAAGCTAAAATTACAGACACATCAGATAGTGTTGTCAACTGTTTAATTACAGATGATCATAAAATACCTATAGGTGAGCACGTGTTTTGGGATTGGGAAGATAATCTTCTAAACGTACAATAAGAGATCATCCAATATGGCTATGGCAATGATGATGATGATGGCGAGCGCCGCCTCAGCGTCTTCCTCATCAGTAAGTCTTTTGGGTGGGGGTGGAGCATTTGCCTTTATTAAGAAAAGGCAAGCTGATGCTGCCGCTACTGCCGAAGCAAAAAGAAAAGCTGCAGCTGCCGCTGCCGCCGCTAGAAGAGCTAGAGAAGCCGCCGCCGCTAGAAGGAGGGCTGCCGCTGCTAGGCGTCAAGCTGAACGGAGACGTAGAGAACAAGCGGCTGCCCGTCAAAGAGCTGCCGCTGCTAGAAGGAGAGCCCAACAGAGAGCTGCCGCTGCTAGAGCAAAGCGAATTCGTAGAAGGCCTCGTAGAATTCGTAGAACTTTTAGGAGAATTAGAAAACCTAGATTCCGTAGGATTGGGCGTAGGATTAAGAGGGTCTTCAGAAAGCCTAGATTCCGTAGGTTTAAACGAGCTTTCAGACGTAGGCGTAGGCGTGGTGGAAAAACTGGGCGTAGACGTAGACGCGGTGGGAAGACTGGGCGTAGGCGTGGCCGCCGCTGTTTCTCTCCCGAGACACCTATAAAACTTCTAGATGGTAACACAGTCCCTATAAAAGATTTGAAGCTTGGTGATGTTCTTACAAATGGTAGCATTGTAAATGCCACTATGCAAATACGAAATGAAGGAGATAAATACTACCGCATTCACAGTAAAGAACTGGATACTGACATACTCGTAACTGGGTCGCACTACATAAGAGATTCTAATAAATACGTAAGAGTCGAAAAATTCAAAGAGTCTAGAGCTACAGATACAGTTGATGATGTAGTCAGTTGTGTAATCACAAACGACCATAGAATACCAGTAGGTGAACACATGTTTTGGGATTGGGAAGACCAGAAGGTCAATTTATAATATTGACCTAATACATAATGAGCGCACCAATACCATTACCAAATCAAGGTGGTGGTGATAACACAATGTTAATAGCGGCGCTTATAGCGTGCTGCTGTTCTTCATCCATAGGTGGTGCAGTATTCGCAATGAGAAAGCGCCTCTTTGGTAAAAAGAAGAAGCGTGGACGTGGACGTGGACGCCCCAGACGGCCCAGACGGCCCAGACGGCCTAGGGGTCGCCGCCCAAGAGGAAGAGGACGTGGACGTATGGCGAGGTTAAGGGCTCGAATGAAAAGGAAGCTCCGCTTCCGTCGCCGTAGATTCCGCCCCCGCCGTTTTGGGAAAATGGGGCGTTTCGGGCGTAAGTTCAGGCGTAGGTTCAGACGCCGCGGATTTAGGTGTTTCGCCCCCGAAACCGCCATTCAACTTAAGAATGGTACCACCCGCCAAATGAAGAATCTTGAACTTGGTGATGTTCTCATAAATGGAAGCATAGTTGAGGCCACCATGAACATTAGGAATCACAATGATCCTTACTACAAGATTGGGGACATTCACGTAACTGGTTCTCACTACGTGAAGGATGGTAATGTATACAAACAGGTTCGCAACTTCTCCAAGGCTGAACCCACTGATAAGGTGGCCAAGGTTGTGTGCTGCTTAGTCACAAATGATCACAAGATTCCTGTGGGTGACTTTGTATTTTGGGATTGGGAGGATAACCTCGTACCAAACCATATCCAACAGCCTTCCAAGGTCACGACTCTCAGAAACCGCACCAGGAACACCAGTGTAGTCGGTGATAAATAAATTGTTGTCATAAAGTAAGATGGATATAGTGTCTAAAGCTTTGGCTTTACCTATACCACTACCTAAGGAGTATGTCCAGTCACTACCTAGGATACCCAAGGACAAAAAGTTTCCTAAACGCGTGTGTAGGGATGTAAAGGTGAGTGAAGATGCATCTAACGCAGAAAAGGCCAGGCTCAATACAGATGAAACCTTCACACGAATGTGTGGGGATGACATAACTAACGCCGAAAATGAAGAGGCAATAGGAGAAATGATTCCATTGATCATTCTCCTAGTACTGTGTTGTTTATGTTGTGTATCTATGATCTCAGTTAGTTTCGGTGGATACAGGTGGTGGAAATCAAGATCATCTAAATATAGATCACAAACCAAAATATCTCGTCGTCGCCCTCGTGCTAAAAACGTCTAATTTTAAAAATTCTTTTAAAACTCGTATAGAATATGCGTTTTAAAAATGATTATTTAGACTTATCCGGATACTCCGAAGCTTTTTTTGGTGTTTTACATATCGTATCACCACAGTGATCTCTGTTCTGGTACACGGAGTTTATAGAAGCCGCCATTTCATTACATGTCTTTAGAGACCATCGACCTAACTTGGGTTTTTCCACTTTCGTGATAAGATCATAGATTCTTCGTAGTAACATTATCTAGAATGAGAGGCTTGCGTTTAAGTACGCTTATTTGCTAGCCGCGCCGATCGGCGCAAAGGTGGCGGCCTAGTAAGTTCCTCAAATTTAACAACATACTTCGCAAATTTGTGATCACTTTTAACGCCTTGTTTTGCCTTATTATAACATGTCTGAATGAATTTCTTATCACCTTGTCCCTGTGTGAAAAGATTGTAATATCTGAGTATAACCTCAAACATGGCGATTGCCATAGTTCTATTAAGTTCCGTATCAGGGTTATTTTCTACACTGTCCAACATCATTTTCAGTGTAGTAAGTAGTTCGGCACGTGTATATTTGCGCATATACATATAGATATACGTATATCTCTAATCATTTTTAAACAGCATTGGTACTGTGCATTTTAAAAATGAAGTTTTATTTAATTATTTACTAAAATACTTCGTATGAGTATTTAGTTGGAGAAAGCGAGGCCACCCATACCCGACTGGATACGAAGGACGTTGTAGTTAGTGGCGAACATGTGCATGGTGGTGGCATCCTGGGCGGTGTTCATAGTGACAGCAACCTGCGCGTTATCAATGCGCGAGAAGTTGCAAGTGCCGGTAGGCTGGTGCTCCTCGGGCTTGAGCGCGAAGGAGTACGCGTAGACACCGGCGTAGGGGGAGCCAGTGTGGTGCTGGAAGGGCTGCACCTGGTTGAAGTACTTGCCCTTCTGCTCCTTGAAACGGTCCTGGCCGTTAAGCACAAGCTTGAAGGTGTTGAGGGGACCAACGGAATCCTCAGTGAAGAGGGAGGTACCGCCGAGCTCACCGAGACCAAGCATGGG